CGCATGGCAACAGGAAAAAGACTGACAGAATTATCTGGAGTCTCCAAGGAAGGTTTGAGCATGGGCGTATTGTGCTGAACTCTGAGGAAGATTGGGATGAATTCAAAGATCAACTCTTGATGTTCCCAGCCCAAGGTGTTCACGATGACCTACCCGATGCCCTATCTTATATTGACCAACTGGCAGTTACATCTTACTTTGAAGATGCAGATGAAGATGAGTGGCAACCAATAGACATAATTTCGGGGGTATAAATGGCAACTGGATTACTTGGTGGAGTTTTACCTTACATCTACTCTAGAGCAGATGCGCTAAAGCGAACTCTAGGAGATTTTGCATCTAATCCCATGGCTTCAGCTGAACAAGTTGTAAATAATACCAATGATCAAGCAAGAGTTTATAACCAACAAATGCGTCTTGCAAGCGAAGGAACAGTATCGCAATTGCAAGGTAGGCAACCTACAGCAGAACAGTTAGAAGCTGATAAATATGTGACTCAGGCTATGACTAATGCATATAACCCAATTGGAATGATTGTTGGGAAATCTGCTAAAGGTATGCAAGACCTAATTAATCAAGCTGATTTACTTTCAAGGCAAGGCATTCCTGATTACAAAATTACAGAAATCACAGGACTTGAAAAAGTCCCAATGGGTCAAGGGCGTATGCCTGAATGGGGAAAACAGATTTCTGATGTGGGTGTTGTAATCAAACAAGATGCTTTACAAAGACTAAAAACACCTATACAAAAAACTTTAGACTATGGCAAACAAACTCCAGTAGAAAACATAACAGTAGGTGATTTGTTAGACCATCCAGAATTGTTCAATGCCTATCCAGAACTAAAAAACATTCCAGCAGAAAAAGTTTCAGGCATGATGTTTGGAACAGAAGCCTATTTTGACCCAAAAAGCAATATTGTTGGATTAAAAGGATTAAATCCATACATGATGGACAAAGTTGATAAACAACTTGTAGATACAACAAGTTCTTTATTGCATGAATTACAACACGCTGTGCAAACTATTGAAGGATTCCCTAGAGGCGGTAATACTAGAGAATTTATGAAAAAATCAACTGAACGAGTTGAACAAGAATTAAGAAAAGTCGATGATATATTTGCAACCAAAGCGTCAAATTTGACTAAACTACAAGTAACATCAAATGATTTAAAAAATATAGTTGATTTTAGTAAAGGAAAAACTCGTTATCTATCTGATAAACAAATAGATGTTTTTTCAAATCCAGACATGGTTGATATTTTTCAAAAATACATGAAATACCAAGGATTGCGTGATAAGGTTAGAGAAAGAGAAAAACAAGTTTTTTCTAATTACAAATCTTTGGCTGGAGAGGCTCAAGCTAGAGCAACTCAAAAGCAATATGAAAGTGGAAAAATGACTGTTCCGCTAACAACATACCCTGAAAGTTACGATGTGCCAGTAGAATCACTGATATATCGTGACCCTTTTGGAAGCACAACAAGGTAACACTATGGCAACAGATAAAGAAGTCAAACTAGAACAGAATGAATTTTATGAGCCTACTGAGGCTGATAAAGAACTGACCGATTTCATCACTAGCCACTGCGACAAGTGGCGAGATTGGCGTGATGCTAACTACCTCCCCGCATACCTAGAGTATGAGCGCATCTTCCGTGGTCAATGGGCGGCTGAAGACAAGACTCGTGAGTCAGAGCGTAGCCGTATCGTTACCCCTGCCACTCAGCAAGCAGTCGAGACTCGTCACGCTGAGATCATGGAAGCTATCTTTGGACAAGGCGACTTCTTTGACATTGAGGACAATATTCAAGATGTGAACGGTGTGGCTATTGATGTTGAACTGATTAAGGCTCAACTGACTGAAGACTTCAAGAAGGACAAAATCAGAAAAGCTATCGATCAGATCGAATTGATGGCTGAAATCTATGGCACAGGCATAGGTGAGATTATTGTCAAGACTGAAACCGAGTATGTTCCCTCAACTCGGCCTATCCCTAATCAGATGGGGCAAGCGGCAATTGGTGTGATGGAAAGAGACAGAATCTCTGTCAAGATCAATCCTATCAACCCCAAGAACTTCTTGTTCGACCCCAACGGTACTACGGTCGATGACTGTATGGGTGTAGCTATTGAGAAATATGTCTCAATACACAAGATTGTGCAAGGCATTGAGAAGGGTATCTACCGCAAGGTGGATATTGGTACTGCCAGTGAAGATACTGACCTTGAAGCCACCCAAGAGATTAGCCAGTACCAAGATGAGAAGGTATTGCTGTTGACCTATTACGGTCTTGTGCCTCGTGAGTACCTGAACAACTTAGAAGAAAACAAGGACATTGTTGACTTGTTCCCTGAGAATTCAGCGGCTGAAGACTATACCGACATGGTAGAAGCCATTGTCGTGATTGCCAATGATGGAATGCTGTTAAAGGCTGAAGAAAATCCTTACATGATGAAGGATAGGCCAGTTCTGTCTTACCAAGACGATACCGTTCCTAATCGTTTATTGGGTCGTGGCACAGTGGAAAAAGCATTCAATATGCAAAAAGCCATTGATGCACAGACTCGCAGTCACTTGGATTCACTGGCATTAAGCACTTCCCCCATGATTGCGATGGATGCAACTCGTTTACCAAGGGGCATGAAGTTTGAGGTAAAGCCTGGAAAAGCTATTCTCACCAATGGCGCACCGAGTGAGATTCTTTATCCATTCAAGTTTGGTCAAACTGACCCAAACAACCTTGCAACTGCTAAAGACTTTGAGAGAATGTTGCTACAAGCTACAGGAACTCTAGACTCTAACGGCATGATTAGCCAAGCTAGTCGTGATGGTGGCGGTATGTCAATGGCGGTTGCCTCTATCATCAAGAAGTACAAGCGTACATTGGTGAATTTTCAAGAAGATTTCTTGATTCCATTCATCAAGAAGGCGGCTTTCAGGTTCATGCAGTTTGACCCTGAGCGTTATCCCTCTGTGGACATGAATTTCATTCCTACTGCTACCCTTGGCATTATTGCTAGAGAGTACGAGCAACAGCAATTCATTGGTTTGTTGCAGACTTTGGGTGCTGAGACTCCTGTTTTGCCAATTATCCTCAAAGGAATTATTGGAAACAGCAGTTTGTCTAACCGAATGGAGTTGATTGCTAAGTTAGATGAGATGATGCAACCTAATCCTGAGCAACAACAGATGCAACAGGCTCAACAGCAGTTAGCTATCCAAGCGGCACAGGCTCAGATTGCTGTAAACACCACTCAGGCTGAACAAAACAGGGCAGAGGCTACTAAATTGTCTGTTGAAGCTCAGTTAATGCCTCAAGAAATGCAAGCCAAGAACATGGCGGCAATCACAAAGAATCTTCCTAATGAAGATGATCAAGCCTCTAGAGAATTTGACAAGAGAGTAAAGATTGCTGAGTTAATGTTGAAAGAATCTGACATTAAAAACAAGGCAAAAATTGTTGAATTGCAAATGGCAGACAAACAGAATCAAAGCGTAAAAGACAATGAGTTTTTGAAAAGCGTTATTGGTGATTAATGGACTTTAAAAAAATCATCTTGTCAGATGCGTCAGCAGAGGCGAAAGTTTCTGCTATTGCACTTTTGCTTGACAAAGAATTTCCTAAATTGACTGATAAGGTTGAGAGTGTCAAGAAGCTCAAGGGTGAGCAAGGAGATCGTGGTCGTCAAGGCGATAAAGGTGATGCTGGTAAAAACGGCAAAGACGGCAAAGATGGTCGTGATGGCAAGGACGGTACTTCTGGCAAGAACGGTCAGGATGGAACTGATGGTATTTCGGTTGTAAATGCCAAGATTGACTTTGACGATACGCTGGTCTTTAAGTTGTCTGATGGTAAAGAGATCAATGTTGGTGAAGTTAAGGGTGAAAAAGGCGAAAAGGGTGAAAGAGGTGGTGCTGGTCTAAGTGGCGCAATCTTTCAGAACTATGGCGCATTTTCTGACTACCAAAACCAAACCGCTACAGCCAATACCGCCACTGCATTACTGGTTAGACAGACTGATTACAGCAAAAATGTCACTGTAGTTAGCAATAGTAGGATTACTTTCACAGAAATTGGGAAGTACAACATCCAATGGTCTGGACAGTTTAGAAATACTGATACTCAAGAACACGATGTAAGCATCTGGTTGCGTTATAACGGTGTTAATGTTGTTGGAAGTACAGGTCTTGTTGGTGTTCCATCATCTCATGGTGGCATTTCAGGTCATATTATTCCCTCTTGGAACTTCATTGTTGATGTGGCTAATAATGGTGACTATTACGAGTTTTACTGGTCTACCCCATCTACTCAAGTCACTGTTGCCACCATTGCCGCACAGATAAATCCAACTAGACCCTCAACTGCATCAGTCGTGATGACTGCCCAACACATAGGATTTTGATGACTCCTGAACTACAAAAGTATTATGAAGACCGATTTTCCATGATGGGAAATGAGGGTTGGAAGGATTTGTGCATAGATATTGACAATATGATAGAGTCACTCAATAATCTAAGCGTTATTCCTGATGAAAAGACCTTGATGTTCAAAAAAGGTGAACTTTCCATCTTGACTTGGCTGAAAACCTTGAAAGAGGTCAGCGAACGAGCCTACGAGGAATTGAATGAAAAGAATGTTTGATTTTGCCTGTGAAAATGGGCATAAAACTGAAAGACTTGTTGATTATGAGACAACGAGTTTTCGATGTGAGTGCGGAGAAACAGCCAACCGTACTCTATCTGCTCCAAACTTTAAGTTAGAAGGGTGGTCTGGTTCTTTTCCATCAGAGCATGGAAGGTTCGAGAAAAAACACCTAGATCAGTTGAAGTGGGAGCAAAAGCACAACTCATAAGCAGAAATGCCGAGTTGAATGTCCTAGAACCGATAACGGCAGGAAAAGGAAGAATATGTTGATTGACAATGAAGATGAGTCGCTAAGTGAGTTAGATGCAGTTGAGCAAAAGAAGCAACTACCTGAAGTAGCACCCTTATCCGAGATGCCTGAGAAATACAGGCAGAAATCTTTGGAAGAAGTGGTCAAAATGCACCAAGAAGCTGAGAAGCTGATTGGAAAGCAAGCGCAGGAAGTTGGGGAAGTGCGAAAGCTGGCAGATGAGCTTATAAAGCAAAACCTCTCCTCTAAACAGCAACCTATTGAGCAAGAGCCAGAAGTAGATTTTTTCGAGAATCCACAGGCGGCAGTTCGTAAGACTGTTGATAACCATCCCGATGTACTTGCGGCTAGACAAGCTGGTCAAGAGTTCAAAAAGATGCAGATTCAGCAAAAGCTGGCGCAAGAGCACCCTGATTTCGGTCAGATTGCTCAAGATACAGACTTTGTGAATTGGGTGAAATCTTCACCTATTCGCCTTGGTTTGTATGCAAAAGCTGATGGTGAGTTTGATTACGACAGTGCAAATGAATTGTTAAGCACATACAAAGAGTTGCGAGGAATTAAGGCAAAACAGACTTCAGATGCGGGGGAAACTCAGCGTAAGTCAAACCTTAAAGCCGCAAGTGTCGATGTAGGTGGAAGTGGAGAGTCTGGAAAAAAAGTTTACCGAAGGGCTGATCTGATTCGGCTGAAGATGACTGACCCAGATCGTTATGAGGCGTTAAGCGGAGAAATCATGCAAGCGTATCAAGACGGCAGGGTTAGATAATTTAACTTATCGTTTTTTGGAGATTTAACATGGCAACATCATTTTCCCCCACAAACTCAGTTACGGTAACAACCGCTGAAAAATTCATCCCAGAAATTTGGTCAGATGAAATCGTTGCGGCTTACAAGAAAAACCTCGTTTTAGCTAACTTGGTTATGAAGATGAACTTTAAAGGTAAGAAGGGTGATGTAGTTCACATCCCTGCACCTACCCGTGGTTCTGCTTCTGCTAAAGCCGCTGAAACAGCAGTCACTTTGATTGCCGCTACAGAGTCTGAAGTTCAAGTTTCTATCAATAAGCATTACGAATACAGCCGCTTGATTGAGGATATTGTCGAAGCCCAAGCCTTGAACAGCTTGCGTAACTTCTACACATCTGACGCTGGTTACGCTTTGGCTAAACAAGTCGATACTGACTTGGTTCAGTTGGGTCGTTCAACCAATGGCGGTGGTGGTACAAATACTTATGCAACTGGTGCGTTTATTGGTGGTGATGGTACTACTGCTTATGTTGCCGCAAGCAACAATGAGTCAGCATTGACCGATGCCGCTATTCGCCGCACTATTCAGCGTCTTGATGACACTGATACCCCAATGGATCAGCGTTTCTTCTTGATTCCTCCATCAAGCCGCAACACTTTAATGGGTTTGGCTCGTTACACTGAACAAGCCTTTGTTGGTGGTACAAACAGTACCATTCGCACAGGTGAGATCGGTAACTTGTATGGTATCCCTGTGTTTGTCTCAAGCAATTGCGACACAGCATCAGGTACTAACAATGCACGAGTTTGCTTGATGGGTCATAAAGACTCACTGGTTTTGGTTGAACAAGTGGCTATTCGCTCACAAGTTCAGTACCAACAGCCGTACCTTGCAACTTTGTACACAGCAGACACGCTGTATGGAGTGCAAATTCTGCGTTCAGCGGCAAGCACTGGTGCGGCTAAGTCTGCATCAATGTTTGCTTTGATCGTTCCAGCCTAATTGCAGTTGTCCCTCCTATCTCTAGCAATAGGGGTAGGGGGACTTTTTTAACCTATTAGGAGAAATCAAAATGGCAACAGCAAGTGCAGTTGTAACACGCAGAGGCAATGACAGTTTTCGGGGTTTGTTCTCCGATACTTGGTCAGTTGTTTGTACCTTAAACGCTGGCTCATTAGTCGATGGTGCTGGTGAAACAGATGATGTAACAGTAGCTGGTGTCGCTTTGGGTGACATGGTTCTTTGTACATCTTTGGCTGTGGATTTGGTTGGTTTGACTGTTACTGGCTATGTCAGTGCCGCCAATACCGTCAAGTTTCGCATTCAAAACGAGTCAGGTTCAACCGTGGACTTGGCATCAGCCACTATGGATATAGTTATTGTCCGCATGGTGTAAAGATAGGGGGGCTAGTCCCCCCTTTCTCATTTAAAGGGTTTTATGGCTACTTTTCGTTGTCTTCAGTCAGGTAACACTGTGACTTTCACATATCAGCATGATATTGACTCTATGAAGGGTCATCAGGGTTATGTGAGAGTTGACAAACCAGAAGTAACCATAGAATCAGTTGATTCTGAGCGTACAGATACCGCTTTTGCGCCTGTCATTCCTACAATCAAGCGTATGGGTAGACCTCGAAAGGTTGAAAATGTCTGAATTTGACGCAAGAGATTTCGGTAAGCTAGAGGCTCAAGTTGAGGCACTCCAAAAAGAGATGCACACACTGAGCGCAGATGTCAAATCATTACTTGAACTTGCCAATAAAGGCAAAGGTGGATTTTGGATGGGTATGACTATCGCTTCATTCATGGGCGGTGTGATTACCTTTGTTGCTGATCGACTCTGGAAATAAGGGGAATATTATGTACGGAAAAATGATGGGTGGTAAGGCCAAAGAAACTGCAAGCAAGGGCAAGAAAAAGGGCGTTCCTGTGACTATTATGGTTGCGGTTGGTAAGCCAAAGATGCCTATGCCTATGCGTGGTGGTAGAACTGCTACCAACATGATGAAGAAATCCTCAAGAGGTAAATAATGGCATCTTTAACTACTCCTGTCACTCTATTGAGTGCTGTTGTCGCATCAGGTGCATCTCGATCTGTGCAAGCAGATGCTGGTCAACCCGCATTCTTACAAGTTAGTGGTATCACTACTGCAACTGTTGCATTCCAAGGTAGCTTGGATGGAACAACCTTTGCCACAATTGGCACTGCTTTGACTGCTGATGGCATTGTCACCATAGCCAATGCTCCCAAGTATTTGCGAGCAAACTGCACTGCTTACACCTCTGGAACTATCACGGCAAAAGTGTTGTACTGACATGAAAAAGACTAAAGCACAAGCCAAGATCAGTAAAGTGATGAAAGAGTTTGGTGCGGGTAAATTGACTTCCAATAAAAAGGTTGTTAAAGACCCAAAACAAGCGATGGCTATTGCCTTATCTGAAGCTGGTAAGGCTAAAAAGAAATGAAGACAAAATCTAAGGTCAATCAAGCAGGGGTTTACACCAAGCCCACCATGCGAAAAGCCTTGTTTGAGAAGATCAAAGCAGGGTCATCAGGGGGTGATTCTGGTGAGTGGTCAGCAAGAAAAGCACAACTTTTAGCTAAGGAATACAAGGCTAAAGGTGGTGGGTACAAAACTTAATAAGGAGAAAATTATGCGAGTCATTGAAATTAAATCAGCCAAATCATTTAAACCTTGTGCTGGATGCCCAACTCCAAGCAAGTGCAAGGCAATGGGGAAATGTGCTAAGAAGATGAAATGAAAGACCCACAGCAGTCTCTCAAAGATTGGGGTAAGCAGAAGTGGCGTACCAAGTCAGGTAAACCATCGTCTGAGACAGGCGAGAGGTATTTGCCAGAGGCGGCAATCAAGTCTTTGAGTTCTGCTGAGTATGCGGCAACCACCAAAGCCAAGCGCAAAGGTACGGCGGCTGGTAAACAGTTTGTAAAGCAACCAAAAAAGATTGCAAAGAAAACGGCTAGTTACAGATGAGGTAAAAGATGAAATCACCTACTTGGCAAACAAAAGCTGGTCAAAATCCCAAAGGGGGGTTGAATGCCAAGGGCAGAGCATCTTATAATGCAGAAACTGGTGGCAACTTGAAAGCACCAGTAAAGTCGGGGGACAACCCTCGCAGAGCAAGTTTCTTGGCTCGTATGGCTGGCAACGATGGTGCTGAATACGACAAGAAAGGTGAACCAACAAGACTGCTTCTTTCGCTAAAGGCATGGGGTGCATCCTCAAAGGCTGACGCAAAGGCAAAAGCTAAAGCTATATCCGACAGGAACAAAGCAAAGGCTGGAAGCAGATGACTTATCTAGAACTTGTAAACGATGTCCTCGTAAGGTTGCGTGAACCTACTGTATCTACAGTTATACAAACTGCATATTCAACTTTAATTGGCAAATTTGTTAATGATGCAAAGCGTCAAATTGAAGATGCTTTTGCGTGGAATGTTTTAGGTCAAACCGTTACTGTTTCTACAGTGGCCTCGACTTCATCTTATTCTTTGACAGGCGCAGGACAGAAGTTTCAGGTCATGGATGTCATCAATACCACAAGCAATGTTGGCTTGATAAACATCAGCTTTGTGGACATGAACCGCAAGCTAAACTTCACACCACTAGTCAATTCAATACCTACAGAATTTGCTTTTGATGGAGTTGATGGTAGCTATAACACCAAGGTAAATCTTTACCCAATACCTGATGGTGTATACACAATCAAGTTTTCCTTGACAGTGCCACAAGCTACTTTGTCATCAGATGCAACTGTTGTTTCTGTTGCTGACACTCTGGTTTCTCAGAATGCTTATGCTCGTGCATTGGTAGAGCGTGGTGAAGATGGTGGTCTGTCTTCATCTGAGGCTTATCTGTTGTACAAGTCAATGTTGTCTGACTACATTGCTTTAGAAGGCACTCGCTATCCTGAGAATCAGGAGTTTGTGGCAGTATGAGCCAACAAATTCAAGTTTCATCAGTATCAGCCCCTGGCTTTTTTGGGTTGAATACACAAGACTCTCCACTTGATTTGCAGAGTGGATTTGCCTTGGTTGCGACTAATTGCGTGATTGACCAGTATGGTCGTATTGGCTGTAGAAAAGGCTGGACAAAAGTCAATTCATCAACAGGAACTCTTGGTTCTAACGATATTGGCGTGATACATGAACTTATTGAAGCAGATGGAACATTGACTGTTTTATTGGCTGGAAACAATAAATTATTCAAACTTGATGGTGCTAATGCACTTGTTGAATTGACCTATGGGGGTGGGGGTACAGCACCAACCATTACCGCAAGCAATTGGCAATGTGCATCATTGAATGGCATCACTTATTTCTTTCAGTCTGGTCACAATCCATTGATTTATGACCCTGCTGTATCTACTACGACATTTCGCAGAGTTTCAGAGAAGGCAGGCTATGTAGCTACTGTTCCTGATGCAAACAATGTCATCTCTGCTTATGGTCGTTTGTGGGCGGCTACAACCACAACAAACAATGCAACTGTATTTTTCAGTGATTTGATTTCAGGTCATGTGTGGGCAACAGGTAGTGCTGGCTCATTGAATGTTAACAATGTTTGGGTCAATGGTGCTGATGAGATCACTGGTTTAGCGGCACACAATGGATTTCTGTTCATCTTTGGCAAGCGTCAAATATTAGTTTATTCTGGTGCTACTGCACCATCAACAATGACTCTGCACGACACTGTTGAGGGTATTGGTTGCATTGCTAGAGATTCCATTCAGGTTACAAGTACAGATGTTATCTTCTTGTCCAACAGTGGCATCAGGTCATTGATGAGAACGATTCAAGAGAAGTCAGCACCAGAGCGTGACTTGTCTAGAAATGTGCGTGATGACTTGATGACTACATTGTCAGGCGAGACAATGGCAAATATCAAATCTATCTATTCTGAGAGAGAAGCGTTTTACTTGTTAACAGCACCTACTGTTAAGCAAGTATTTTGTTTTGATACAAGAAAGTCTCTTGCTGATGGCTCGTATAGAGCATCGATATGGGATTCTATTGAGCCAAAATCGTTTCTATCTAGACGCAATGGCGATTTGTTGATTGGTAAAAATGGGTATATCGGCAAATACTTTGGGTATCTTGATGATACAAATACCTATCAATTTGCCTACTACACAAATCATGCTGATTTAGGCAACCAATCACAAACATCAATCATTAAAAAAATTAGTGCTGTTGTCATTGGCGGTAGTAATCAATATGTGACTATCAAGTGGGGATATGATTTCCTAACAAACTATCAATCTCAAAACATACTGATTCCAGCCCAAGGTGTTTCTGAGTATGGAATAGCAGAATATGGAGCAAATGCCACTATAGTTGCTTATTATTCAGAAGGAGTTGCTTTGCAGACATTGATGGCAAATGGCTCTGGCTCTGGAAAAGTTGTCCAAACTGGATATGAAACAACTGTTAATTCATCTCAATTATCAATCCAGAAGATTGAAATTCAGACAAAACAAGGCAGAATGTCTTAAAGGAATGCCATGACAAATTACACCAAATCAACCAACTTTGCGACTAAGGACACCTTAACTTCTGGTGACCCATTAAAGATCGTCAAGGGTACTGAAATCAATACTGAGTTTGACAATATTCAAACTGCTGTCAATTCAAAGGCTGATGTTGCCTCTCCTACCTTTACAGGTACTGCTGTATTCCCATCAGTAACTATTAGTGGCGGCACGATCAATGGTGCGGTAATTGGTGGAACTTCTGCTCTTGCTGGTACTTTCACAACATTGACTGCAACTGCTGATTCAAGTTTTACATCAACTGGTGCTCTTTTGCTGTCTAAAGGCACAACTGGTGAACGACCTGCAAGTCCTAGTGCTGGACAAATTAGATTTAATACTACAACTACAAACTTTGAGGGATACAGTGGTACAGCATGGGCATCTGTAGGTGGTGGTGGTGCTACTGGTACATCAGGCAATGACATCTTCTACGAGAACTCCAAGACTGTGACTATGGGGTACTCAATAACTGCTGGTAAAAATGCAATGGCTACTGGCCCGATTACCATTGCGGCTAACTTCACTGGTACTGGTGCTATTTCTGGAACAACTTTGACAATCACAGGCACAACTGGTGCTGGTGTTTTGGTAGTTGGTTCTATCATTAGCGGAACTGGCGTAACTGCTGGAACATTTGTTAGTGCATTTGGAACTGGCACAGGAACAACAGGCACTTATACTGTTTCAGTATCTCAAACTGTATCTAGTACCGCAATCACAACATCAACTGCTGTCACTGTTCCTAGTGGTAGTCGTTGGGTAATTTTATAGAAGGAAACCTATGTCATCAATCGTTATCTCAGGAGACACAAGCGGGGCTGTAACGGTATCAGCACCTGCTATTGCGGGTACAAACACGCTAACACTTCAAGCCGCCACTGCGACAAGTGCTGTCAATAAATTGGAAACAGCGGTTGCCTCTACATCAGGTGTAAGCATTGATTACACAAGCATCCCTAGTTGGGTAAAGAAAATCACCGTCATGTTTAGTGCAGTTTCTACAAACGCAACATCATTGTTCTTAATTCAGATTGGTTCTGGCTCTGTAACAACTTCAGGATATTCATCTGGTTCAATGTTTTCAAGCACTTTGGCTACATCAACTGCTGGTTTTCTTGTTGACCCAAGTAGGGTGGCGGCTAGTCTTATCTCTGGCAATGTGGTAATTACTTTGTTAGGGTCAAATACATACACATCAACTGGTGCGGTATTTCTTCCTGCCACTTATGTTGCAACAAGTGCTGGCGTTTCACCCGCACTTTCTGGTGCATTAGACAGAGTACGCATTACCACCGTCAGCGGCACGGATGTATTCGATGCTGGCTCTGTAAACCTCTTGCTCGAAGGATAATCATGTCAATACTTGCTTTAGCTTCTAACACGCTGGTAGGCACAGCCGCCTCTGGGCAGATCGAATACGATGGTCAATTCTTTGCCACTGACAGCAATGCATCTAGGGCGCAGTTGCAGAGGATTGTGAGGGGTACTGTTGTTGCCACAACTAGCGGAGTATCAGTTGACATCACAGGCATTCCTGCTTGGGTGGAGCGCATCACTGTGATGTTTAATGGTGTTAGCGGAAGTGGAACAAGTAATTTTTTGCTTCAAATAGGTGATTCTGGCGGTATTGAAAATACAGGATATTCTGGCGGTAGTTTTAATGCTGGCACAACAGCTAATAGCACAGCAGGTTTTGATTTAACTGCTCAAAATCTTGCCGCTCAAGTATGGGGCGGGTCAATAACGCTGACAAATTTAAGTGGAAATATTTGGTGTCAGTCTGGCGTTATTAGCGGTCAATCAGGTGGCTACATTGGCGCAAGTGGTGGGTCAAAAACACTTTCAGATGTCTTGACTCAAATTCGTTTGACTACCGTAAGTGGAGCGGATACTTTCGATGCTGGTTCTATAAATATCATATATGAGGGTTAAATTATGTCCGTAATAATCGATGGTTCAGCAGGTGTCACAACAAACGCTGGTGGGTCTGTAAACCCATCGACAACGATTGATGGAATCAACTACTCATGCCGTGCTTGGGTAAACTTCAACGGCACAGGTACTGTGGCTATTCGTGGTAGTGGCAATGTGACAAGTATTACTGATAACGGTACTGGCGATTACACAGTTAATTTCACAACTGCAATGTCTGATGCGAATTACAGTTTTTTAATTACTCCAACATCTAGCACGACAGCAGCTAATGGACATAGCATAAGGGCACTCACAACTATAGCTACTACTTCTATTCGATTTATCATAAGTAATTCTGGTGCGGTTGTCGATGTTGATTATGTTCAGGTTGGTATTTTCCGTTAAGAGGACAAAATGAATTCAAGAATAATTTATCCAACAGACGATGGTGTTGCCATCATCATTCCAGCACCAGAGTGCGGTTTAACCATTGAGGAAATTGCCGCAAGGTCTGTTCCTGAAGGCAAGCCATTCAAGATTGTGGATGTTGCTGACATTCCATCAGACCGCACATTTCGCAACGCATGGGAGTATTCAGAGTGATTACCATCAACATTGACAAAGCCAAGACCATTGCTCACGACAAGCGCAGAGAAGCACGATCTGCTGAATTTGCACCTTTGGACATCAAGGCAACCATTCCCTCTGAAGCAACAGCGGCAGAGACTGCAAGACAAGTTGTGCGTGAAAAGTACGCCACCATGCAGACAGCCATTGATGCGGCAACAACAACTGAACAAATTAAGGCGGTGATGCCATGACACACAGAATCGTAGTAAATGTAGAGACAGGCGTAACCTCAATCGTTGAGTACACCACTGAAGAACAAGCAGTGCATGATGCGGCAGTAGCGGCACAACAAGCAGAAGCGCAAGCACTTGCAGACGCACAAGCACTGGCTGAATCACAGGCTACTCAACAGCAAACAAATGAACCGACATAATGATTCAAGACACTGAATTCCGCATTACTCATCATTTCAGTGATGGGTTGTATGCCAAAGAGTCATTCTTTACGGCAGGAATGAGCATCTTGAAGCATACGCATGACTTCAGTCATTTGTCGATATTGGCGCATGGCAAGGTTGCTGTGTTGCGTGGTACTGAGATTGATATTGTTTCTGCACCAGCGTGTATTGAGATTAAAGCAGGGTTGACTCATGGAGTCAAAGCGATAACAGATTGTGTTTGGTTTTGTATTCACGCCACTGACGAGAAAGACCCGTCTAAAGTGGATGATATTTTGATTAAAGGGGAATAATATGCCTATAGCCGCCGCCGTAATTATGGGGGGTGCATCACTGCTTGGCGGTAAGATGCAATCAGATGCCGCTGGTAGGGCATCAAGAGAATCCGCACAAGCGCAACTTGAATCTGCACGAATTGCGGCTGAAGCGGCTAAGTTTCGCCCTGTAGGTGTAACTACTCGCTATGGCAGTTCTAACTTTCAGTTCAATCCTCAAGGTTATGTAAGTGGTGCTGGTTATGAGATCAGTCCTGAACTAAGGGCTTACCAAGACCGCCTACAAGGTCTTACACGAGGTGCTTTGACTCAGGCTGAGATGGCACAGCAACAGTACGCACCACTTCAGCAAGGTGCTCAAGGATTGTTTGGATTAGGTCAGCAGTACCTACAACAAACTCCTGAAGAAGTTGCGGCTCAATATATGCAACAGCAACAGGATTTGCTTGCACCAAGTCGTGAAAGACAAATGGCTCAGTTGCAGAATCAGTTGTTCCAAACAGGTCGTGGTGGTTTGTCTGTTGGTGCTACAGGTATGCGTCCAAGTGGTGCGGCTGGATTGGGCGCAACAACTCCTGAGATGGAAGCCTATTACAACGCATTGGCGCAACAAGACTTAGCACTTGCTTCACAGGCTCAACAAGCTGGTCAGCAGAATGTGGCTTTTGGCACAGGATTGCTTGGTTCAGGCGCACAGTTGATGGGTCAGTATCAAGCTGGTCAAGTCGGTGCTTTGAGTCCATTTACAAGCTATTTAGGTGCTGGCTCTACGCTTGAGCAACTTGGGCAACAGTCTCTAGAGATGGGTTCTGCATTGGGTGGTCGTTCTGCTACTGCTGGCGGTAATGTTGGACAATTCTTGTTGTCAGGTGGTCAAGGTGCGGCTAGGGCTATTCAAGCTGGGGCTGGTAGTGGTGTTGGTTCTGCATTGATAGGTTTTGGAAACAATCCTTATGTGCAACAAGGTCTGGAGAAATACTTTGCTCCATCTCCTTTTAAAACAAGTGCGTTTTCTGACGCCTACCAAGCATCCATTCCTGTAAACAATCAATCCTCTGGTTACTATTAAGGAATAAATCATGCCAACTCGTACCTACCAAATTCCAATGGATAGACTTTTTTCAAACCAAACAAATTACGGCAATATGGATTTGGAATCTCAAAAAATTAAAGAAGAAGAACAACGCAGGGCTGAAATGGCACGAGAAAATTTGTTAGGTATTGCAAATACTCCTATGGGTCAATCTAGTCTTGATAGTCTTGAACCAGCAATTACTGAGAATATTCAATTCACTCCAAATGCTGAACCGTATTCACGACTAACAGCAAGACAAGCACCTCCATCTATTGTGGGTGGAATGTTTAGCCCTGAAATCTCTCGTGCGGCAGAGATGGAATATATGCTAAAGCGTCAAGCGGCTATGCAAAATGAAGCAATGGCTTATGCACAGTTAACACCCATGCAACAGGCACAGTTTGGCTTCTATCGTGGCGGTCAACAGTTAGGTGATGTTCTTGGTGGTGCTTTGGGTGGTAAAGACCCTCAGTTGCAGATGATTGGTTTGCAACAGCAAATCTTGAGTGAACTTGACCCAAGCAATCCTGAACAAAACTTGATGGTTGCTCAGAAGTACGCAAGAACTGCCCCTGATTTGGCTATGAAGATTGCTGAGAATGCTCGTAAATCAATGTCTGAAATGGCTTTGACTACTCAACGACTTCGTGAGAAACAAGGTGCTGACCCATTTGAACAATTGCTTCGTACTGGTAAATACACTCCTGCAAGCATGGCGGCTTATAAGTTGAGTCAAAATGTTGCTGATCTAAGAGAAATTGACAATCCAGACAAAATACCAGCAAAAATTCAAGAAGCTCAAACAGTTGCCACAAGCAAAGGGTTTACTAAGGGAACTGCTGAATATAACGCTGAAGTTGTTAAATATCTTGAAAAATCAGAGAAAGAACCATCTGTTGGTAGTGATAGAGAAGCTATTGCTAAAGACCTTTTCTTTAAACCATTTTCTCAGCTAACACAAGAAGAAATTAAAGCAGTTAATGCTAAAAAGAAAGCAGAGGATATAAAACTTGCACGAGAAGGTGCTCCAAAAGAAAGACAAGATAAAGCAATTTTGGGTAATAAAGCTAAACTTGCAGAAACTGTTGAAACAGATGCTTATGGCGCATCTGATCGACTAACTCTTGCAAGAAATCTTAAAACTCTTTTGCCACAAGCATTTACAGGATTTGGTAGTGATGTTGCTTTGGATGCAAGCAGGTTGGCAGAAGTTTTTGGTGTAAACATACAAGGTGTTCCAGCATCACAAATTATTGACACCATTTTAGGTGAATTGACAATTGGTGCGGCATCAAACCTTAAAGGCTCTTTGTCTGACAAGGATGTAAAGTTCCTAAAAGATACTATTGGCTCAAGAGGTTTGTCATTACGAACTTTGCAATATGTTGCAGATAGGATTGAAGAAAATGCCTTAATTGATAATGGCGCAAATGATGCGCTTGCAACCTATCTTGACCAAGGGGGTGATTTAAATAAATACAATTTCCCCGCAGAGAGAAAGAGAATAACTGAACAGATCAGGAAAGATAAAAAACGCCTTCTTGAGCTTAGAGAAAAGCAAAACCAATCTAAATAATGATTTGTAGATATAAAGGACTTAATCATGGCATTAAAACCTGCTGAACAACAAGAATTAGAAGCTCTTGAGCAACAATATGGGTCTGTATTCGAGCCGCCAAGACCTCAACCATCATTTGGTCAACAATTAGGTCGAGCAACAGTACAGGCTTTGCCAGAAATAGGTGGCTTAGTTGGTGGTGCGCTTACAACATTTGGAACAAGAAATCCAGTGCTTGGGGCAGAGGCAAGAGTAGGCACAGCAGGGGTAATTAGAGGTCTTGTAGGTACAGGTGCTGGTGCGCTTGCTGGCACTGCAACAAAACAACAAATTGAAGCATTCCAAGGCAAGAGTCAGCCATTGCCTAAACAGTTTGCTGAACAGTTATCAAACACTATCAATGAAGTAACTATAGATGCGGCAGGGAATGTTGTCTTTAAATTAGGTGGAAGTTTATTTAAAATTGCAAAAGCAAAATTACCTTCATTGGGTTTATTTGCAACAAAAGCTCCACCAGACATAGAAATAAAAAGACAAGTACAAACTTTATTGGAAGAAGAAGGTTTGGGTGGATTAACTCGTTTTCAAGTTAAGCCATCATCTACATCTGGAGTTATTGAGTCAATTGGTAGAGGCTCAATAGCTGGTAAAGGCACATTTGCAAAACTTGAAGAAGCCAATACAACAGCACTGCAAAACAAAAGAGATAAAATCTTAAATCAATTTACACCTAAAATTGTTGACGATGTAGAGGCTGGTAAAAGCTACAAAGAAGCAATAAAAGGTGCTCAATCAGAGCTAAGTTTAGCGGCTAATGAGGCTTATGGGGTAATTGAAAGAGCAGGAAAAAATGTTTCTGTGGATGTAAGTCCAATAGCGAATAATGCTTTGGCAAGATTAAAAGAAGCGGCTGATATTTCTAGATCAGGAACTCCTAACATTGCATTAAGCGATCAAGTTGTAACTCAACTTAAAAATATCTCTGATCTAAAAGGCAACATAACTTTTACTCAAGCGCATAAATTGCGTTCTGATTTAAATGCTCAGTTAAGAGATGTTAAAAATGAGTTTGGCGCAAATAGCCCATTAGTGGCTGTTTTGTCTCAAAATATTAACGCAATTGAACAAGCAATGGATTTGTCAGCATCAAAGCTAAATCCTAAATTAAAAGAGGCTTATAGAGAAACATCTAATTTTTACAGAGAAAGTACAACTGAGTTGTTTCCTGAATCACTTGCAAAACTCAATAACAAAACAGTTGAGCGAGTTGGTGACACCATATTTGCTACTGGAAATGTCACAGAAATAGATCAACTATACAAATCATTAGAAAGAGCGCAAACGATAAACCCAAAATTAAATGTTGGAGAAATTAAAAGTTCTTTACAAAAAAATTATCTTTCTGGGCTAATAGGAACTGAAGGTCAAGAAACTGCTGTTGCTTCTTTGTTGTCTCTTGATAAAAAGCTACAAGACAAAAAATTCAAAAGAACATTTGATGCCGCAATACCTGATGAAGAAATACGCAACAACATCAAGATACTTGTAAATGCCGCAAGATTAAGCCAAGCAAAACCACAAAATACTTTTTCTCTTGCTCTTGCGTCTGCCCAAGCTGATTCGGCTCAAAAAGTATTATTGGGTATAACAGCAGGGGCATCTGTTGCTGGTGGAATTGGATTGGCAGGAACAGTTTTATCTGCTGGTGGAATACTTTTAACACCTTTAGCTTTGGCAAAATTTGCAACCAGTAAAAACGGTGTTAGAGACTTGCTAAAAGCAGAGCAAACATATTCTCAAGCACTTAAAGCTACAGGAGAAGAAAAAACAAAATTGGCCTTAAAAACAGTTGGCTTTATGAATGAGGCTTATAAAACAGCGGGTATAACAGAAGAAGATTTGGGTATTGCCAAACCTGAACAACCCAATCAAGGCAATCAAGGCAATCAACCTAATCAAGCCATTACACCTGATGAGCTTAAAGAGTTAGAAATGCTAGAACAAAGATTACGCTAAGGATACAAAATTGACCCAATCAGCATTTGCCTCCTTGCGGCAGGACTTGTCAAACAGATTCAAGCTGGCTGTGAACTTTATAAACAAGCAAAAGAATCTTTTGTTGAAATTAAAGCCACTGCTGATGAAGTTATTGCCATTGGTAAAGAAGTCCATGGATTCTGGGGTCAGCTTCTTGCGTTCTTTGGTAGCAAGCCAAAGCCTCAAGTTGCAAAGCCTGTGGCTAAGTCTAAAAAATCTGTTTACAAATCTGTTGACGAAACTCAAGTCAAAATTGACATCGTTTCTAACCTAACATCGTTTTTCAAACTTCAAGAACAACTTGCGGCACACATAAGGGAAGAAGAAGAAAAGAGTCTGACAGTCTATGACCCTGACCAGAACCACATGGAAGCGGCTTTAAAGAGGGTGATGGCACAGCAAGAGATGGATGCGTTAGTTGTGCAGATTCGTGAGTGTATGGTGTATCAAAGCCCTCCTGAGATGGGCGCACTGTACTCAGAGGTCTTCAGCATGAAGGACAAGATAGAAGAGGAGCAAACTCAGGCAAGATTAAGGCAAGAAGCTATTAAGAGGCAAGAGGTATGGCTACGCAAAGAGGAGGAAAGAAACCTACAAGCAAAGCTGGGAGCAGTAATAGCGACTTCTATATTCCTCCTGTACCTGTGGCTGTGGCTGTTGTTCGTAAGTCATTGGGGGAAGAAATGATAGGTTGGGTTGCCGCTTGCGTACTGATAGCCTTGCTTTTGCCTTTAATGGCATTTCTTTATCTTGACATACTTGAAGTTAAAAATGAGGCAAGGTCTCAGATTGAAAAAGTTGAGAAATTGAGAAGACAGGTTGAACAAAAGGAAAGGAAGAAAGATGACTAAGCAATTGGAAAAAGACTCGACATACAACCAATTTGATACAGATGGCGATGGTGTCGTAACAGACGCTGAGTTGTCAAGGTCTGAGCGCATGATTCAGATTGAAAATCTTGACAAGATGGCTGACCAACAAAGGGTCATGGCATGGGCGGCTTTAGGCGCACCTCCTGTCTTGATTGCATTCCTTGCATCTGCTTGGGTGACGCTTGAGAAAGTTAACGCTTTGTCAGGGTTGACTACAACTTACTGTGCGGCAATGGGAACGATTGTGGTTGCGTTTATGGCGGCACAAGCCTATGTTCGTGGGAAGACAAGCGAATGAGTATCTTTAACCCTTGGGTAATTCTTGCTTTCATTTTGGCAATGATTACATCATTTAGTGGTGGCTACTTGAAGGGTGGGCAAGATGAGTTTGCCAAACAACAAATGGAGATAGCTCGTTTAAACAATGAGGCTAGGCAAACGGAACAGGCACTGGTGACAGCGGTGCAGAAACAAGCAACTGAACTGGTAAAGGCAAACAACAATGCAAAACTTGTTATTCAAAAGCGTAATTCTGACATTGATTCTGGTGCTCTCAGGTTGCGGATTCCTGTCAAAACGCCCTCCTGCCCAACCTTATCAACCACCTCAGATGCCCCCGTTACCGAGCGACCTGACCCCCCAACAGCCGAACTTCAGCCAGAGACTGCTAGAGATATTCTCGCCATCGCAGACGAAGCCGATCTCACAGCCAGAAAGCTCAACGCCTGTATTGCAACCTATAACCAAGTCAGAGAAATGATTAACCAGAAGGAAACCAAATGAACTTATCAGCCAACTTCACCCTGAAAGAACTCACAAAGTCAGACACTGCCACTCGTTTGGGTTTAGACAATACACCTGATGAACAGGCACTTGAGAACTTGAAGACTCTTTGCGAGAAGGTGCTTCAACCTGTTCGTGAACACTTTGGCAAGTCGGTGACTGTGAACTCTGGTTATCGTAGCCCTGAGTCTAATGCCGCTGTTGGTGGGTCTAAGACCTCTGACCACTGCAAAGGTCAGGCGGCTGACATTGAGATTACTGGTGTTGCCAATGCTGATCTGGCTCAATGGATTATGGACAACTTGGACTACACACAATTGATCTTAGAGTTCTACACCCAAGGTGTTCCTGATTCTGGTTGGGTTCATGTCAGCTATGACCCAAACAACCTCAAGAAACAAGAACTGACTGCCACCAAGATAGCTGGTAAGACCACCTACCTCAATGGCTTAGTTGCTTAATCGTCAAAGAAGTGGAGGAAGACCCATATGCCAAGTATGAATACTCCTCCACCAATTGCCAAAACTGTGATTAGGCCAAGTACATTTTCAATCATTTGTAACTCTCCATTCACGCTCGTTGCGTCCTGATTTTGATTTGACTGTGCGTCCTGTCAACTCAATCAAGTTCATATTGGACAACTCGTTTAAACGCCTTGCAACCTGATTAGACTCTAACCCACTATGTTGGGCAATTCCATCTTTACCAAGCGAGCCATGAGCCTTTAAAGCGTCCACAATCATGCAAAAATGTTTAGAAGCCAAGTCCTTTGCAGAATCAGCGGCTTCATAACTGGTTGTTGGGTCAGATGTTCTCACCCGATTAAAGATAGGTAAGTCAAAGAACTTCTTTACTTCACCGCCAAAATGTATATCGTCAAGTTTGCTCATCATTCACTCCTGTTAAGTTAGTGGGTACTCACTTACGCTTTCCCCATTAAGTCACATCAAAAAGGTATGTCCGAATCCATGTCCTCAATCTTAACTTTAGGCTTGCTTTGAGGCTGGCTTGTTTGTTCTTCTTTAGGGCTGACAGCTAATCCCATGAACTTGCCATTCTTACCCTCTTTAATCCATGCTGAAAGCCAATAGGCTTGCCCATTGACCATAATGTTCCCTTTATAGTCGGGATGGTTTCCTGTTTCTTTTTTGTCGTTGCGAAAAAGTACTCCGCTGTTATCACGCTGTTCCATATTTACACCTTAATTTCATTGAGTTTTTTCACTTTGTCATCCACTTCTACAAGAAACTGGACAACCTCTTTTTCGAGTTCTGCAATATACAAGTCATTGCGCTCGATTCTTTTGACAAGCAGTTGTAGGTGCGCTGGCATTCGTGGGTCGAAACTCACAAAGTCACACCAACTTCTGTTTGCACACGCCATTTGCCACTGCATCTGGTCGTAATACTTCTTTGCGGGTTCATCACCAAGAATAGTGTCGATATGGGTTGAAGTGTTAGGACACTTAATCTCTAAGCATCCATCGTCACCAATCAGACCATCAGGAGAGGCGGCAGACATAGCAATTCTTGGATGGTCAATAGCACCTACCTGATCGACTGTATTGCCTGTTTTAACCTCGTATGCGGCTCTGGCAAAGGGTTCGTTCTCGACACCCCATTCCATTGCGGCATTTGAGTATGACTCACCTACTTGGTTAGTCATGCGCTCGACTACCAACTGTGCCATGTAGTTTGCTCTGCTGGTGCTGTAGCCTGTCTTTGTCTTGGCAACAATGTCAGAGATACGAGAAGCAGTGGCTTTGCCACAACGCTGTGCAAACCATTCTGGTGTACCTTGTTCAACTTCACTCATTTCAATGCTCCTTTACGCTTTTCTTTAGCATCAATTACTTTTTTCTGCCAAGTCTTATCAGAACCGCAAGCACTGTAAGCAGTGGTGTAAACATCTTTCAACTCCTCAATGGTGGATGCCGCTTCAATAGCCGCCAAATGGTCAATCATCATTCCTACATCTATGTCTGAACCCTCACCTTCAGGCAAGTCTTCTCCAGCATAGATATACAGACCCAAGCCATGCAGAGACAAAGCCTTAGTCATGCAACGCATGATGGCAGTGTTGACTGCAAACGCATCAGGATTAGGGATTGCTTTGTTTTTGTAGTCCATCACTGGTAGTTGGCAAGTCATTGCTTTGCCAAACATAGTGACTGTGACGAACACCATTGCAGTGCCGTTTATGTCCATGAAACACTTGTCACCAAACATCTCAATCTTGTAACTTGCATCTGGGTCTGCTTTGAGTGCTTCTGCCCATGCCCACGCCCATGAAAGATATGTCAAATTTCCTTTCTTCTCAGTATGTTCGTTGACATTCTTACCGAGAAGACTTAACACCTGTTCTTGATTCATTCCTCAACTCCTATCACATCGTTAAAAATATCTATCGCTTCTTTGTTTACTGCCCACATTGCCAACAGTGTTAGATCACTGTGGATTAGGGCAATATCTTTATTGAACCCTACGAATCTTTTGTGTAGGCACTTCTCCTCCAGACTCTTTGTTGTTCTTTCTATCCGCATTAGGATTGTTGAATAATCCAGCATTTTTCACTCCTGTTGAATGCTTCTTCCATGTTGCTGACACATCGGTCAGGGCTGAGTTCACATACCCGAATGTTGGGTCGGTGATGAGTTTGGATGGCATAACCACCCTTTGTGTCTTTGGTTGCTCTTTCAATCGTTTAGCCGCCTTTTGTCGCAATTTCGTGCGCTCTTTCAAACTGAGTGTGGGAGTCCAAATCTGAAAATAAGATAAAAAACGAGTCATCGCAACATTTATCTGTTGGGTTGCGAGGTTTAATGCAGAACGAACAGTAATACTCATTGGAATGCTCCTCAATGATTCTTTCAAGATTCAGCTTAGTCTTCATTGCTGGCCTCGCTGTGGTAAGGGTTGATTTTAGGCAACTTAGGCTTGTTCTGTTCAATAGCCTCACGCTGTAATTCCATGCGGTAAAAACGCCACAACTGGAGTTCTTCATCGCTGTCAACCCAAGGGGTCAGCGGTATTTCTAATGCTGTTTGTGCAAGTCGTTCTGCTTTGAGTTCGACTCTTGACCGAACCATGTCTGCAACATCAGCCCATGCGTTTGACTGTATTGCTTCTACGATAGCTTGGCTATCGCATATCGCATCTGCAACATCTTCTGAGTTGATGTCTTGCAGTGCCATCCATTTTTCTCTTTCTAAATCAATCATCATTCACTCCTGTTAAAAAACCTATCAATGCGTGTATTCTGTCAGACACTATCATAATTGATATAGGGGATTTCCCTAATACAGTTATTTACCAAATCATTTTTTGTTAGACGAGGATTTTGAGTAAATCAACACTTGATTCTTGTCGTTGATGTCTCCACCATCTTGTCGTTTTTTTGCACTTTGTTCGCCTTGTATATAGCGTTTGAGTTGTTTATCACGCAACCAGAGTGATGGCTGTCCTTTGTAATCGAATGCGTTATTCATGTGTTCTTTTCCATTGGTGGTGTGCAAGTATGAATGCTATCAATGCCGTCCAATCGTTTACCCAATCGTTTGCCACATCGTTGGCAGAAGTTGCGTTCCTCTGTGCGCTGTGGTGGGTGGGTGTAAAAAGCCGTACCAACACTTTTTTCACATTCCCACCAAATTTTGCGTGGTCTTCCGTCAATGTATTGACCTTCGCAAACATCTTCTGCAACCCACGCCACAGGCTCTTGGCTTTCCAACTCTGCAATGGCTTTAAGACCCGCTTGGTAAGCCGCATACCCTTTGTTGAGCATTGATTGATTGGGCAAGCCAGCGTCAATTGTGTAGTAGTGATACTCCCTTAACGCTTCTTGCATCTGTTTCAATACTTCAATCATGCTTCACCTCTGGCTCTGATGGCTATTGCAACATCGACAACATCAGCGTCATATTTCCAATCTTCTACCTCTTTATCACACAGCTTTGCACAGGCTTCACGCTCAATCAAAACCGCTTCATTAAAGGCGGCTACGCCTTTTTCATAGCCATTCTGAAACGCTTTGTCGGCTACCAGTTTGGCAAATTTATAGATGTCTTTATCAAGACAAACAAACAACTCACTTTCTTCATCACTTGGCTTTCCATGTGAAACAAATTCAGCTTCTATTGCCATCTCAATGATTTCATCTTGTGTCATTCCTGTACCCTCTTTTTATAGCTCTCTGTCAGCAATTGCTTGAGCCACTTTGATGCGCCAATTCGTTTCCATTCTTCATACTGCCATGTCGTAAGTTTTGCGCCAATACGCTTTTGTGATGTGGTTAACTCTGATTTTGGTCTAGGCATTTCATGTTCCTGATGTAAATTGCAAAACTGCTAATGGTATCTTTACCAAAGCCTGTCATCTTCTCAATATCAAGTGCTACTTGTTCAAGAATATCGTTCCTGAGTTCGTCATAGACTTGTTGTTGTGTCTTCCATTCAGACATAGATTCCTCGCTTTTCGCAAACGGTGGCATAGTTTTTTGCTTTCTTTTTGTGAAGCCTGATACAAGCCTTCAGAAGACTTTTCTTCTTGCTGGCTACTTGCATACTCTGTGGCGTGACAGGCCGTGTCAAGACATGGTTTACACCAACCAGTAGGGCAACAATGAGTGCCACACGCCCAAAGACTTCAGAGAATGTCATCATGGTCGTTCTCCTTAATGAATTTAAGTATTTTGGCAAAGTCTCTGTCGGTCAGGTCATCAGTGATGTCTACCCAACTACCATTAGTTCTTTTCTGTAGCTCAAAACAGTATTTGCTGTAGAGTCCCTCTTTGGGACTGTAGTCAGGGTCATACGACCATTTAACCCTGAGTTCATAGTCTTCATCTCGATAGTCAATATCTTGCAGTTCATCAGGAAAAATATCAAATTTCATGTACGCCTCTCTGTTGTTGAATGGATAATGTACGACACTATATATTCTGTTGTACACTAGGATATACCCTTATTGTCAAACACTAAACTCACTGATACTTTAGGCACATGGCACGAAACAAATCAGAAATCACAGGCAGTCCACACAAAATCGCAACCAGAGTTACTTTTGACCAATGGTCAGAGTTTCGTAGGTTAGGCGGTTCTGTCTGGTTACGAAATTACCTCAAGAATTTAATCGAGACTCAAAAGAGTCAACAACAGGGGAAACCATGAAAAAAGTCATCATTGGCGCATATTTAGCATTGTCTAGTCTGACATTGTGGGCGGCTTGTTCAACACACACCTACACTTCAAATGGTCGTTATGTGACTTGCACCACTTGTTGTTATGGAAATAATTGCAACACCAACTGTTATTGATGTAACATTGTTTGAAACACGGCTAAATGGGGAGTAGCTACCCCATTGAAAAGAGAACCCACCCCTCCTGCCGCAGTTTCTTTTCAGGGTGGATTTTAGGGCGTGGGAAAATGCACTATTACCAACATCACATTGGTGACTTTATCAAAGACACTTCTTTTTTGACAAATGAGGAGGTGGGGATTTATCTCAAACTTCTTTGGCTTTATTACGACACTGAACAGCCATTGCCAAACTCAATTTTTGAGCTTTCAATGAAAGTCAATGCCCGTGACCAGCAGGATACACTTGTTGGAATCTTAGGAATGTTTTTCACATTACGAAATGACCAATGGCATCACAATCGATGCGATAAAGAAATTTCCTTTTATAAACAACAACTTGAGACAGCATCAAAAGCTGGCAAAGCATCAGCCGCTAAACGAACACTCAACAGAAATTCAACGGTCGTTGAACGGTCGTTGGATTCATGTTCAACGGTCGTGCAACCAACCAATAACCAAGAACCAATAACCAATAACCATAGTATTGATGAGTCGCCAACAAAACAAAGAACAAAAGGCTCACGCCTTTCAACAGATTTTGAGTTACCTGATTCTTGGACAGAATTCTGCCAAACAGAACGGCCTGACTTAAACCCTCAAAAGGTGTTTGACTCGTTCAAAGACTATTGGGTAGCAAAAGCAGGTGCGGCAGGTGTTAAGTTGGATTGGCAAGCCACATGGCGCAATTGGGTAAGAAACCAGAACATTGTCAAACCTCTGTTTAACAAGGCCGATATTGTCCACCAGACCGTACCCTCAAGCTCATTTCGTGACCCTGCACTTGTCAAACTTGATGAAGACAGGCTGAAGACCGCACCACCAAACCCTGAAGTTCTTGCGAGAATTAGGGCAGTTTTAGGGAAACAGGTATGACAAAAAATGAAGCAAACAGACTCCTTGATGAAGTCAGAGATGGAAACAGACTCCACCCCGTTGTCAGAATCACCGAGGCACTTTACGAGACAGGGGATTGCGTTAGAAACATACCAGTTCACACTCGCCCATTTGGTGAAACTAGCATCAACGAATGGTTGGAAAGCTCAGGCATGGTATCGGGCGAAAGAATTGGAAACGCACCCAACAGGGATTTACAAGGGAATCAGTCAGGAATTGACCAAAATAATGAAGGAAATCAATGATTTACATCGGGATTGACCCTGCCGCAGTCAGTGGCGCATTAGGCGCAATTGACCATGATGGTAATTACCTAGAATCATTTGACATTGAGCATAAAGACAAGCACATATTGGCCTTAGTCTTTAAAAGTCGAATCCTATCCATTGTTGACCCAAAAGAAGGGGCTGAAATTTGCATGGAACAAGTACATTCAATGCCAAGCCAAGGGGTTTCAAGCACTTTTACATTCGGTCGGGCAGTAGGGGTTATTTCGGCAGTATGTGAATTAACCAGATACCCTGTGCATTTAGTCACGCCCCAACGATGGAAAAAGCATTTCCACCTATCAGCAGATAAAAACGAATCGCTTGATATGGCTCGCTACTTATGGCCTGAATCCAAATTGAAGTTTAAAAAAGACGGGAACAAAGCGGAAGCCCTACTAATCGCTGAATATCTGAGGCACACATTGCATGGCATCGAAAAGCAGAAAACCACCTAATGCAAAAGGTCAGGTCATTTTTTACACTGACAAAGAAAAAGAAGCCCTTGAGCACATCGGGAACGGTTCAATTGCTGAAGGTGCGAGGATTTCGATTAGATGGGCGGCACATTTTTGGAATGTAGGTTTGCGCCCTGATTTTGACCTGAACCATGTGGGAATCTGTTTATTTGTTGACGACCCACACGCAGACGAACTCTAAGGCTTGAAAATACCTCTAAAACGGCTTAAAAGGCACTTTTCAGGCTTTGATATTGTTTAGCCCTCAATACCCTACATTGAATCACTGTCAGCGGCTTAAAAGTAGGCAATAAAAAACCCGCACTTGGCGGGTTAAATGTTAGTGGTTGCTGACTTATTCGCCAGTTTGTTCTATTTCACAATCAAAGCAAACATAATCATTGACCATATCGCATTGTGGGCACTCACAATTTGGAATCAATTTCCCGCCTTTTTCATAAAATGCGGCTAACTTATCGCCTCTATAAGACAACCATTCATTTGTTGTCATTTTGTCAATTTGTTCATGCGTCATTTTTAACACCTTTTATTTTCTGAGAATAATTTTCAAAATTAGAGCAATTGCGGCATAAATCAAGGGTTTTCCCCTATCATTTCAAGCGCATCGAGTTTGCATTGCTCTACTTGGTCAAAATTAAGCCCTTGGGCTATGCTTTCGGCAAGGCGTGAGGCATGGTGTGCCCTGTCATCATCAGGTGCAGTGATGGCAAGAATAAGGGCTTGGGTTAATGCTTGGGTTTGGGTCATGCTGACACCTCTTGATTAAACTGATTAAATGTCATACTTTTCGCAAAAAAACTATCCCCTACCCGCTTAAAACACGAATAAACAGGGTAACCCTCTGCATTGTGGCTACTTGCCTCACCTACTAAAAACGCCCCTCTGGATTGTTTTCTAGGCGGTAAAACCTCTAGCATTTCCCAGTACATTTTTTCAGTTGTAGGAATCCATTCGCTAGGGTTTGCGTCCATTGCGTCCCAAAGAGCTTGCCATTCTAGTTTTTCGCTCATGCTGTCACCTCTGTATTTTCTAAGTCAAAAAATGTCCATGCTTGGCAACTGGTGCATTTAAAAGCATATTGGCCTCTGCTTGGCGGATAGTCTGTCGTTTGGATTGTTTGGGGGTCTGGCTTAGTACAACACCCATGGCAACCCCAATTAGCGGCAATTTCAGCGGTTTTATAGCGTGGAAATGCTTTATTCATGCTGTCACCTCTTGATTGTTGGTCAATTCATTAATTTGAGCGCAAAGGTTATCAAGGTTATAAACACACCTAAAAACAATGCCCCCGCCATATTGCTTATTGTGGAATTTGCGCCCACCTAGTTTTTTTGCTCTATCTAGGGCTATTTGATACTTATCAAATAATAGTTTTCCGTTTGCATCCCAACCCATAGTAGTGGATGCCTCTAGGTCTGTATTTAAGTTTAAGTAGTGGCAAACATAGCGAGGGTTGCCATTTACATCATGTTTAATTTTCGTGAAATCTGTCGGTTTAATCATGTCAACACCTATTTAAAACCCTGTAAAAGCACAGGCAAAAGGGCACATTGTGCCCAATTGTTTGTACTCTTATTCTGTCACTGTTACAGGTGTTTCAGCCTCTACAGGCTTAGTTTTTGACCTGTAGCACCATGCGGGCACTTTTGCCATGCCTTGTTCCCTGAATGGCATCATTACCCCTACAAAATGGTCATCCATGCTTTGAAAACTGACAAGGCAAGAATCAGTGCCTCTTTGAGTCAAACTAGGCACTTGCCTTTTGCCCCATACTTCCTCTGAAAAGTCAACAAAGCGTACCAATAAATCAGGGTTAAATGTAGAGGGTTTAATATCATCATCTTTGAAAACCATAGGAATGACTCTATCAGTGTCAGGAAAACGCCCAGAATGAGCCTGAAAGCGGACAGTTTCATTATTTGATATGCACTCTACTGCTAACCCGTCAACACTAAAATGCAAATAGTCATTACCCTGTTTTTTCGTGCCTTTGAGTTTAGTAAGGTGTTCAGTAGGCAGAATGACACTCATAGGTGTATCTGATTGAATGCCGTCAACAAACAGTCTGCCTAATACATGGCCATCAGTTGCCTCTATGTATGTGCCTCTAAAATCACGGGCAACATTTATGCCTTGCAAATAATAGCGAATGTCTTTTTTTGCAGACAAGTGCAACATTCCGCGAATGTCTTTCCTTTTGAGAGTGAATTTCATTTTTAACACCTATTGAATGCCTAGGAAAATGCCTAGGTGTTAGGGTACTGCTAACAATACCCTAAACCCTAGTTTTTAGCCCCATATCCCTATGATTAGCATAAGACAAATAAACCCTGTAAGGCTTACCCATATCACAATTTTGTCGATTGATTCCATTATTGTGCCCCTACCAGTTTACCAGTGCGACCTTTAGTAAATGGATGGTTAAAAATTGCACTAGGCGGGAATTCACTAGGGAATAAAATTACATCATGGTATGGATAAAAATTAGGTTTATCATTTTCAGGGGCAAATATCCATCCGCCTAAACCATTATCATGCCGATAATTTAACGCATCTTGCAAATTGTTGAATGTGAAATACTGTTTCATTTTTACACCTATTAAGAGTTTTTGGCAATATTGGAAAATGCTTTGTAGTATTGCATTGCAGTTTGATAGTCATCGCATCGAATCTTATCGTGCAATTCAGTGCCTATATAGCACTGAACCAGATACATACCCGATGGAAACAATTTTTCGAATGTCGCATAACCATGCTTGAATTCTTTAATTTTTGTCATATGAACACCTATTGAATGAATGATGATTGAATGTAGGATAGTGTAAGACACTACACCATAGGGATAAACCCTAGTTATTGGTAAAAATACAATTGTGCATTTTGTACACAATCCCTAGGATTAGCCCCCCAATATTTTCTACCAGTAATGTAACCAGTGACATACCAGTAACCAGTGATTGTGCATTGTGTAGGTTTCATTTTATGCCCCTACTTTGTTTGACCATGCAATGCCTGAATCAGTGGCATGATAGGTTTGACAATCGGCATCATGCGTTAAAAAACCACTACGCACAAGGGTATCCATAATTGATTGAAACTGATTTAATGATGCACCATGCCCCATTAATGCGGCATATATTGCACCACTAGGTGCACCGATTGAATCAATATTGCATGATTCTATGATTCCTTTGCCTATGCTTTGCAAGGCTTTGATTTGTTGATTTGTCATTTTGAACACCTATTAAAAAATGATTGATTGAATCCCTAGGAAACCCCTAGGCATATAACCCCTAGAATTCTAAGAGTTATAAACCTATTGTTTATTGAATCAATTCAGTTTGAGACACATGGAAAACTGTAGATGAACGGCACAATTTTGTAGGTAAACCAGTGGTTTTATCGTGTGCATCTATCCATGTGACTACTTTAACCCCATGCTCACCCTTTTTTACCTGCCTGTTTAAGGCTTTCCATGCGTTATAGGTGAATACATTTTCCCTAGGGATTATGTCGCTAGGGTTGATACCCTTTGCGATAAAACCAGTCATTATGCTAGGGTAATTCAATAGTGAATCACCATTTTTAGCCCTTTGTAGGCTTTCCAATTGTTGCAGTTGTTTATCCATCATTAACACCTATCAAAAATCCCTAGGAAAATCCCTAGGTGTAATGGCACTGTTTCCAATGCCATAAACCCTAGAATTTATACATTGTATTGGTGATAAACAATGCAAACCACTGAGTTATCGGTTTTTTGCAATGTTCTAACAGTGTGGCAAAAGTATGCCCCTGCATCATTGGTATCACGATACACCAATGGGTGTAGGTATTCCCATGCTTGATTTTCAGTTAAGTTATCCTCTGAATCAGTCAATAAAAGATATTCCTCTGAACCATCGATACCATTATCGATATTGCCAATTTTAGTCACTTGAATAGTCATATGAACACCTGTTTAGTTTGTTGTTGAAACACTGATTATTTTGAACCAGTGCCTATAATATAACATTCTGTACGACACTATGTAATCAGTAGTTACCCTAATTTCCCACTAATAATATCTATCAACTAATGATAGTCAATAGGTTTTCACTATTTAACATAATCACATATAACTGACTGACTGGTTAGTATCCCTTGAATGGTGCATAGACCCTATATGCTTGATTGACTTAACATAATATTTATCGCATCAAGTGGAATGTTAGTAAGTGCTTACTGGGTAGGTTAGTTAGTGCTCACTTCTATGTGTGTGAGTGCTTACTTGTAAGTGAGTACTTACTTTGATAGGGGGGAGGGGGTATGCGTGGTGTTGTAAATATTTGTGAACCCTCCTCTGCACACGAAAAGCTAAATCAGACTGTACGACACAATAAGCAAAGTTGAATTGGAAAAAGGGGGTAATCAGTGAGGTGTGTCTTTAAGTTTCATTTGGGCGCAAGGCGGCTACCCGATAGCTTGTATAGGTAAAATAATGTTTAACAGAAAGCTGATTAGAGTGTCTGCCACGAGGAGAGCCTACTTCTAGGCTTACTCTGGTTTATCTGTGCGGCGTAGTCACTACGATGGCACACCAGCTTCCAAGCGGTCATAACAGGGGTTTACAGGATTACCCTCTGTCGAGTCGGGTAGCAAAACCGACACTCCTTTTTTCAACACTATACTAGAAAATCATCCCATCATCAAATGCTTTGAGAATCTTTCTTGCTTCTTGTTTTGCGCCTTTTTCGTAAACCTTAATCTTCTTGGGATTTGTAACTTTCCTCTTGTCTATCCTGTCTTGTGCTAACTTCGTTGCCAAACCTTTTCCCCAAGATTCCAGTGCTTGCGCTATTTCCTTGCGCTGTCTCTGTTTTGCCAGTTCTTCAGGTGTTAGTTGAATTGCCATAAAAAAAGCCCTTTAGGGGTGATACAGTCGCACCCCCGAGAACTCCCGAGGCTGTACCACTTCTAAAAGGCTCATAGTCTGGTGCGAACAAACTTACCTCCACTATACAAGATTCTGATTCTGATGTAAAGTGTGCGCTAACTTCCAAGACGCATGAAGACTGTTCACTTTGAAAGCTGGTGAGTCCAACGCAGTCTTCAGCCGTGTTGGTGGAAACGGTTTAGCTCCGTGGGATTTTGTTTGTTGTTGAATTGAACCCAATCCTGCTTTATGGAAGCCACCAACAAAACTTCTTCCCTAACTGGACAAAAGATGAATGTAGTAGATGCACTCCCTGATAGCCTAAAGAAAACCAAGGGCAGACCCAAAGGTTCTGGGAAGATGACCTTATCCAAGTATGCAGACAATCCAACTGCTCTCATACTGCCCAAGACTGAACAACAGAAAATCAAAGAACTCAAAGACCTCCTGATAAACAGTGCTGGTTCTAATGTCGTCTACAAAGCAGTCGAGATTGCAATGAATGATGAACACCCTGCACAGATGGCGGCACTCAAACTCTGTATGGACAGAATGCTTCCCGTTTCACTATTTGAAAAAGAAGGAAAACAGCGTTCCGCTGTCAACATCACCATCTCAGGCATAGGTGGTGTAGTCATTGGTGAAAACCCTATAGATGCAGAAGATATAGAGGCAAAAGAATGAGTGATTGGCTAAATGAGTATGAAAAATTTTCTGCGACTCCTTGGAGTCCTACCACTTTAAAACCAGCGGAAGAACAGCAGTTTCGCAGTTGGTTACAAGGAACTCAACTGTTTAACTCTATTAAGTCAGACATTGCGGCTGAACAAAAGATGCCTGTCGATAAGTTAGATAACCAGCGAGTTACAGAGATGATTCTTGAATCTCCTGACTATGATTACAGGGGAGCATGGAAAGCTGGGATAAAAGAAACTATCAGTCCTTATGACAATAGACCGCACTTCCCATCGTCTACCAAGACAGGACAAATGCTAAAAGACCCAACCCATCCAACAGCATGGAAAGAATTTTTTATGCGTCAGTATGGGACTGACCCTGATGCAATGGGACTTGACACTGTAGAAAAAGCAAAAAACTGGAGTCTTTCAAAACAAAAGGTAGACACCCCGTTTTACAAAGACCCATTCTCAATCCCAGACTACACAATCGAATAATGTCAGACCTAAACTTCAGTCTCTTACCTTGGCAACAAGAAGTCTTTGCTGATAAAACAAGGTTTAAAGTCATTGCCGCTGGTCGGCGTTGCGGTAAGTCTAGACTCTCAGCTATCACTCTGTTAATCGAGGGATTGCAATGTACTGCTGGTTCTGCTGTACTGTATGTTGCGCCTACCAATGGTCAGGCAAGACAGATTATTTGGGATGTATTGATGGAGTTGGGGCGTGAAGTCATTCAGGCAAGCCACATCAATAATATGGATATAACCCTGATAAACGGAGCAAAAATCTATGTTAGAGGTGCAGATCGCCCAGATACTCTGCGAGGAGTGTCACTCACCTACGCTGTGCTTGACGAGGTTGCCGACATCAAACCCGAAGCATGGGAGCAAGTCATTCGAGCTTCGTTGTCAGACAAAAAAGGTCGGGCAATGTTCATCGGAACTCCCAAGGGTCGTAACTTTTTCTATGACATTTTTAGACTCGGAATGTCAGAAGAAGACTCAGATTGGAAATCTTGGCATTTCACCACCAAAGATAACCCCCTGATCGACCCTACTGAAATCGAGAGCGCAAAGAAAACCCTATCTAGCTTTGCTTTCAAGCAAGAGTATATGGCATCCTTTGACAATGCTGGCTCTGATGTTTTTAAAGAGGAGTGGTTGAAATATGGAGAAGAACCTGATTATGGCTCGTACTACATTGCTGTCGATTTGGCAGGGTTTGAAGAAGTGGCTAAACAAGCGGCTAATTCTAAAAAAAGACTAGACCAGACAGCCATTGCTGTAGTCAAGGTAACCGATGATGGCAAGTGGTTTGTCAAAGAGATTGTCTATGGGCGTTGGGACATTCGGGAAACTGCCGCTACTATCTTGCTAAAGATGCGTGAATACCGTCCTTTGAGCATTGGAATTGAGAGGGGGGCGTTAAAAAACGCAGTTTTGCCGTATTTGAGTGACTTAATGCGTAAAAATAATGTATATTCACACATAGTTGACTTGACGCATGGCAACAGGAAAAAGACTGACAGAATTATCTGGAGTCTCCAAGGAAGGTTTGAGCATGGGCGTATTGTGCT